TCAGAAACGGTATCCAACCCCGACGTTGAAGCCGTTTATTTTTGTAGAGGAGATGTTGCTTCCTTCATACCCAACATCGACGACGATATTCTCCAGCGGATTCATCTGTACACCCGCGCCCCAGGCAAATCCCGTTTTCCTTGAGGAAATTTTGTTAGAAAAAGAATCGCCATCCTGAGTGGAATGTTCTTTAAACGTCGCCTTTACCGTGCCGACACCTGCCAGCGCGTATAACGAAAAATTGTCAGACAATCGATAGGCTGGTCCAACCATAAAAGAACCGTACTTCACCTCAAACTTGTCATGGTAATGAATACCTTCAGGCTCAATAGACCCGGAAGCCTGGCTGTCTCCATATAAGTAACTTAGCGAGGAAATAAAACTTACCGGAGAGTCATCCTCATAACGGTATTTCACATTTACCCCTCGGATATTTTTGAAATCCTGAACTTTACTTTGTGCATACCCCACGGAAAAGGCGTTAGTATCGGCCTGTGCAACATTTACAACCAAAACGCTTGTAGTAATAACTAAAGTGGATAAAATAATATTTTTCATAACAACTCCTTAATACTACTTATTATTTACGGTGTATTTAAACACCTGCGGTACCGATCCGGCATTCAGTTATCGCCACTATGCCGAATCGACAAAACCACGAATAATTTACCGCTATCGCTCCTGATACGTTTACTTCCTGAAAGATATTTTTACTACCGAAGTTCTCTATCGCTCCTTAAGGTAACCGGTTCTACAATGTCATCTAACTTTTATAGATTTGAATGCTAATTTTTCTCACGCATATATATTTAACAGAAACTATAAAGTATTTAGCCACTATGGAACAATAAATTCGCCACACAACATTTTGATATTTAAAGAAAAACCCCACAACCATGCTAAGAGAACTGACGCCGCGCGACTAAAAACATATCAGTAAGCAAACTCGCCATATAACCAGAACATATCTCATTGTGCTTCACAGTCCTCACTTGATGCTCCAGCCGAAATAATGTTATATGCCATCGCTGGTGCCGTAACCATATTCACTATGATGCTCAGCACGCTTTATTCCCGCTCCGATTTAACCTTTTTAATATATCTATCAGTTACAACATTTCTTGTTATAAGAATAGAATCAATACCACAATTACAATATAAATATCACCTGTGTTGAGAGAGAATTTACATTCCAGAAAAATAATAACGGACGCAAATATTGAAAACCCGATAAAAAAGTCTATTTCTCTATAAAACCAATTATTATTAAGAATGGTTAACTCTTCGTTGAATAAAAAATGCCAATGACGTTACATAATTCTGGAGATGAACTTCACAAGTCATTGCGTATAACAGGAGGCGTTATGAAACATCATGCTTTTATACTTTGGTCATTACTTATTTTTTCATTCCATGTTTTGGCCAGTTCAGGCCATTATCCTGGTTTACAACAGGCATCATGGGAAATTTTTATCTACGATTTTGGTAGTAAAACCCCGCAGCCGCCTGCAAGTACCGATAAAAAGCAAGCCAGGCAGATTAGTTCACCATCCTGCCCGACGGCAAAACCCATGATGTCCGCACCAGTCAATGACGCCAGGAAAGGGAATACTTTCTCCAGAACATAATGTTCTTTATCTACAATGGTGCCGAACGACTACTTTTAGCCGTCCGGAAATCTTGATTGCCATCAAATATAGCTGGCATTATTTATCCTGACGTGTATAGTGCGCCTCGTTATCCCCATTAAGGAATTTATTTGTCTCGTAAAATGACAGGAATTGTCAAAACCTTTGATTGTAAGAGCGGTAAAGGTCTCATCACCCCCTCCGATGGACGCAAAGATGTTCAGGTCCACATTTCAGCATGTCGCCAACACGAAACAGAAGCGCTTATCCCCGGTATACGCGTTGAGTTTTGTCGTATTAATGGCCTCCGCGGACCTACCGCCGCCAACGTTTATCTTTCATAATTCGTCCCTCGGCATTTTTTCAGAAAAATTTAGCGAGCCCGTATACCTCCGCAGTCTGCTATGAGGCTTTGCCTGAAAGGCTGCAGAATGTTTTCAGTGGCGAAAATCTAAAGGATTTATTTTGCTGATGACTCCCGTGACCTCTCTTATCATATATCGGGTGTCAGCCCCCTTCTCACTTTGTTTAACGTGAAGAAATGTACAGCCGTTTTTCACTGTGATAGCATCTAATATTGCAAAAGTATTTAACGCTATATACCCATCGTCACAGGAGTGGCTGGCTGCGCGCATTTAACCGAAGTATTTATGTGATTCTATCGGAATTATCTCTATTGCCGCTCAATGCTACGTCATATTCAGTGGGTATAAATCGCCAATATAGTTGTAACGCTATTTATTTTTAGGGTAATAATTGAATGACTTTGCTTTCAGGAAAAACTACACTGGTTCTCTGCCTCTCCTCTATTTTATCTGGATGTACGACGAACGGCTTACCCGCACCTTATAGTATTAATTTGTCGTTCCCGGTCATTACACAAAACCAAATTAATTCCGGTGGTTATTACATAAATGACGCGGAACAAATTCGGACAACTGATGGTCTGTGCCTTGATACAGGCCCAGATCAACAGAATCGTTTGACGCTGCGGGAGTGTAAGCATGTGCAATCTCAGCTTTTCTCATTTCACCGAGACAGAATCATGCAGGGTGAGAAATGTCTGGATGCTGCAGGACAGGGTACGAAAGAAGGCACGCCAATCATTCTTTATTCATGCACGGGTAATGATAACCAGCGCTGGCTCACTGATGATAACAAAATTAAGGGGAAACAGAGCCGAAAATGCCTGGGCACAAATAGCATTATTGTCAGAAAAGGCGACCCTGTTGTATTGGCCGATTGCGATTTTAGTCGTGCCCTGGAATTTACCATCAGGTAGCAGGACACCGCTGTGAAGAGAGAGCCGCTAACCTCATGACACGACAACAGGTTAGCGACCTTTACTTCCACGTGCGGTCAATTTACTTTACGCCCGCAACGTCAGGATGACAAAACGGCGGCTAAACCTTGACACCAGTTATATACCCAGCTTAAATACTGGTCATCCAACCAGTAAAAAGGAAATGGCGATGTTCGTCGAACTCGTTTATGACAAGCGAAATGTTGAAGGTTTGCCAGGCGCACGCGAAATCATCCTCAATGAACTCACAAAACGTGTACATCAACTTTTTCCCGATGCGCAAGTGAAAGTTAAGCCAATGCAGGCGAACGCATTAAACAGTGACTGTACAAAAACCGAGAAAGAACGGCTGCACCGTATGCTGGAAGAGATGTTTGAAGAGGCTGATATGTGGCTGGTCGCCGAATAACGTCCCCTCCTGCGAAAGCGACATATCCGATCGAAAACAGCGCCCTGAGGCGCTGTCTGTGACGATATAACGCAAACGCCACCACTCAGAACATGTAGCGGAAGTTGGCGTTTATCGCGTGGTCAATATGCTATTTGCCAAATGCCGACTGCTCCAGCGCCGGTCCTTGCCACTGAACGTTTTGCCCAGTGCCACGCCTGTAAGCCCTATCAACGAATTATACGTTTTGCTGCGCATCGATAATATTGGTCACGGTTTTACAGTAAAAACGGTACCTGTTCTCAGGTTCTTCCGGCATCAGTGCACCGTTATAATGGTGAGGTCTGACGCTATTGTAGTCGTTCAAGATGTATCCATTAATTTGTCCGGTTTTCTTGTTCATTAAGTCACCTGTTTTGTGTTGAGGTGAGAATATCACCTTTAATCAGGTGACCAAATTTACTGTGTCACTACAAGAATGAGAATAGATGAAATGTTACCTTCCACACAGGGATATAATAATCCTGGTAATTAAAAATTTATGTTTACTTATAAAGTACTAATGATATCGAATCTCTATTTCCGCATATAAATCAACCCAATACAGTTACAATGAGATAAGTGAATGTAGTTTTAAATTCAGTTAGTTGTTTATCTATAGTTGTTTCTTTGGTATTAACAATAATTAATTGATTGTACTGAATAAACTATCATTTTACCTCTGTAATAGACATCTATTTTAGTTTTATTGACGTTAGGCTATGTATCTTACTATCTGCACAAGACATAGAACCAGAAACAAGTCAGGCATTGCCAGAATAAAATCAACGTCATGAAACAATGGGTTATGAACACATATATCATTCAGATAAAAAAGTAATAATCGGGAGAGTAGATATCATGAAAAAACCTGTTTTTTTCCTTCTGACCATGATCATCTGCAGCTATATTTCTTTTGCCTGCGCTAATATCAGTGACTACAAAGTTATGACCTGGAATCTTCAGGGCTCTTCAGCATCTACAGAAAGTAAATGGAATGTCAATGTCAGACAGCTTTTAAGTGGTACTGCCGGTGTGGATATTCTTATGGTACAGGAGGCCGGTGCTGTTCCCACCTCAGCGGTTCCTACCGGACGACATATTCAGCCTTTTGGAGTGGGTATTCCCATTGATGAATACACCTGGAATCTCGGAACCACCAGCCGTCAGGATATAAGATATATCTACCACTCGGCTATTGATGTTGGAGCACGCCGTGTTAATCTGGCAATAGTTTCCAGACAAAGAGCGGATAATGTTTATGTCTTGCGTCCGACAACTGTCGCATCTCGCCCCGTCATTGGCATCGGACTGGGTAATGATGTTTTTCTGACAGCGCACGCACTGGCTAGTGGAGGTCCGGATGCTGCAGCTATTGTCAGGGTTACCATTAATTTTTTTAGACAACCTCAGATGCGGCATTTATCCTGGTTTCTTGCCGGGGATTTTAATCGCAGCCCAGACAGACTTGAAAATGACCTGATGACTGAGCATCTGGAACGAGTTGTAGCCGTACTCGCACCTACAGAACCCACGCAAATTGGCGGTGGTATTTTAGATTATGGGGTCATTGTCGATCGAGCACCTTATTCACAAAGGGTTGAAGCATTACGTAATCCACAACTCGCTTCTGATCATTATCCCGTAGCCTTTTTGGCACGAAGCTGTTAATGAGTAAATAGCGTTGACGACATGTACTTTGAGCGTAAGGTGCAGAATATATATTTATTATAAGGTAAAATTATGAGTTGTTTTACCAGTCCAGCAATTATGGAAATGTTAGGTCATTATAAATGGCGTGTTTATGAGCCATTCAGGTTTTATCTCAGTGAAGATAAAAATGATGTCATTGAAGTACCGGTAGGATTCGTTACCGACCTTGCCACTGTTCCGCGTATTTTCTGGTCATTATTACCACCGGATGGTGAATATGCCAAAGCGGCAATCATTCATGACTACCTGTATCATTATCCATTACGTAACAGAAAAGAGTCCGATCTCATATTCCTGGATGGAATGAAAGTTCTGGGCGTGCCAAAATGGAAAAGGATAATAATGTATTTAGCCGTAAGAATATTTGGCTGGAAATACTATCATTCTCATACCATACAACATTATTAATTTCTCGTTTTTAACACACAAAGAACTATAGAAAAACCTGACGCCTTAATATAGTAATAATAAGACTTAGTGGCTTTCACCAGTTCTCTGTGTGAATATATCATTATATGCTATCATCACAAACCGCTATAGTGGTAAGTAAGGGGATTACAACCTTACCCGTTCCTTTATCCATCCATAAACAAATGACTCATTCGCCTGGCGCTTTTCAGCTAACTCCAGATAGCGTTGTCCCTGACTACAATTCAATGCCCGGATAAGTATCATTTCGCCCTCATCTCTCCGGTGAGAGAGAAAAAATGTTAGTGCCGAAAGCGTCCGTGGCCCAATCTGACCATCTGCTATCAAATCCGGATAAATTTTTTGCTGATCATTAAAAACATTAAGCCAACGCTGGAAGTACTTAATCGGGATTGAGGGTCCCATGTTCACACCAGTATCACAAAGCTCAGCTGCGATAGAGTGAGAGATAATGGCAACCTGATCAAGTCGTGGACCATACCAATAATCTGCCTCAAGGATTTTTAATGCTTGATTACGGGTAAGATTCCGCATATCCCCCATATAGCCATTAGCCCGGGCCGTCGTCAGGGTTATACCCCAATGCGTTGGTCCCCCCCTGTCGTCAGGGTGATCAACGTAACCACCTTCTCTACTAAGGATAGCTGCAAAGATTTCATCTTTAGTCATAATGACTCCTTCTAATATTAATAAAATACGTACCTGAATGCTATGATTGATAATGCAATGAATCTGATAAAAAACTTATTGAAGTATATAAACAATTTATATTTAAGTGGATAGCCAACTTAATAAACAATATTAACCAGACCACTAATAAACGGTCTGTTTAATTTAATAGGCAACTTAGGTAAGTTTCATTTATTTAGAAAGTATAAGTTCTATTACAGGTCTTGCATCATAAAAAGACATGTTGTATACGTCAGCTCTTTGCCCTCGATGTGATTGACATACGCTACCTATTGAAAAGCATGAACTTATTAATGGGCCGAATGCATCAATTCGTTGTTGGGTATACGTCTGCGGTTCCGGAAGAAAAGGTATCACGCCAGGATTAGACGTAGTGCTTAAACCTAAATAACTGGAATTCATTGTGCTTACACCATCCTTTACCAGACCTGTTGCGCTATCATAAACAAGCGCCACGGCCTTTTGAATATTCTCGGGTAAAATAGATAATGTGGAAACATACTCTCTTTGCAATCGCATCATCGTTTTTTCATAAGCATTAAAGTGACCACCTTGCGTTTCCAGATAGGTGATGGATGGGAGCAAGCTGTAGAAATTATTATCTGCACGAATCTGATATCTGTATAAATTACCTTTGAATGTTGAGCGAGAATAGTACGCTCTGGCTATAGCATATGTTTGATTAACACTTGAGGTTGTTGCAATATAGCGACTGTCACTACTTCCACCACTACATGACCTTCCACTGATAAATTGCTGAAAGTTACGGTTATACCCAAGTAGTGAAAACCCATCGCGAAAAATAACGTCCGGCGGGGTTGAGTCCACACGATACACAAAATCTACTGCATAGTTATTAAAGCTAACTATAGATAAGGTTAAGAATATTAACTTTTTCATTATTTCTTCTCCCCTCTTACTTGGGTCCAAAGCATTGTGTCGCACTGCACGATGATAGTCCCACAAGAGCATTTGCTGAAAAGGTATTTACAAAAAGCGGATAGGTCCAGATATTTTTTTGAACATGAATCCTTACGGATTGCCCTGTACTATAAAAATATCTTGCCTGGTCAAGAAGTTCTTTAAAGGAGGGTGCCCATATGCTCTGCTTTGATACCGCACATGCAACAACTGGTGTACCACTACCGTTAGCTTTAACCGTTTTTATACAAAAATAAGGACTAGTATCTATCTGACCAACATGTAATTCACTGATAACTTCGTCTGAGTAATAGGCGTTCGTTTTATCTCCTGTCCACTCAGCGCTGGCATTAAAAGAATAAATGAGAATTAATAATGTATAAACAGGCACAAACTTATTTATATACATACTACTCTCCTGTACATTTAAAATAATTAACAAAGCACAAATTTATTATATCTCATCACATCTAAATCCAGTCTATCATGATTTACTTCAACACAATGTTACCAACCACAACAAACACTCAAATTACTTGTGAATAGCAATTAATACATATATAAAAAATTTCATCACTGATAATAAGCACACCTGTTTTATCAGTTACAGAATACCTGCCACGGTAATAACACAGGTACTTCCGGCTCATATTGATCGCCGTCGTCTGTCTACTGGTTTTCATTTTCAGCAAAGCAGGACATAACTCATTAAGAAATTGACGATAATTTAACAAGTCCGCTCTTTGCAAGAACGTTCTGGATAACTATCAGATCACTATTGTAGGATCAAAGAGTGGGAAATAAATCATTATCATCCAACTGAATCATGGACGACATCTTATTAACTGGCAATCTTTTTCCAGTGTAGTGATCCTACCCGCGTAATCAGTCTGTACCCTCCAGGTAAAGTGTCAGACAATTTAGTCAGCCTATTGTTGATAACCGCCATAAAAGTAATATGTTCAGGAAGATGATCTAATAAAATTGTGAGCTGTAGGTCGCTGAGATCTAGTATAAAGCAATGATATTTCAAACATTCACGCATCCAAGTTTGTTGCGCGAAAATTTACCTAAAGAAAAAATAATAAGCCTTAATATTTTTACAGTATTTCAACTATACCAGAATAAATGTGCGTAGATGACGTAAAAACCTGATGAGCAGGAATATCGATAGCCAGTAAATCACTCCTGTGGTAATGCAGGACACCTGATGACTGTGAAGGTAGCTTCATCTGTAGCGCCGGTGAAGTCCAGCGATTTAAGTGAAAAGTAGCCAGCAGGAGCTTCTGCTGGTCCATATTCCTCTATTTTGCCAGGCCATACTGAAGTGCCACACAGGTATCTGACAGAACGGTCCTGAGATAATAAATATAAAAGCAGTTACTGCCTACCTCAAGAAGTATGTGCTCATGATCATTTAAAGCTCTTTTAAAGAGACTGATAACAAGCTTGTCAATATAATATTATGCAGTCTCTATTAAGCGACTGGTTTATTTGTTTTGCATAATCATATAGTTGACTTTTCGAGTAAGAATTTTCTTGCAAAGACAAATAAACATGTTTTATATCTCTAAATAAGCACACATCACCATGAATATGAGCCTCTATATAATTCCCTTCATAGCCTGTACCATAATTAGAATGAGCTAAAAACTTTTCGCCCTTAGCCATTTTAGCCAAACTCTTAAAGCAATTATAACCAAAAAAATCATTTTGACAGGATGCGATCAGGTTCTCCATATGCCAAAATGTAGATAATTTACTCGTATCCAGACCAAATCTGTGGCCGTAGGTATCAAAAGGTGAGAATGTACAATTTGTTTTTACATTATCATTTAATTCAAAAAATGATTTCCCATAGGCGCTGGCACCTCCATTTTTACCGTTCAGAAAGTCCAGTGCAGCATAAATTGGTCTGCTTGTAGGGCTAAAGGTTCTACTATTGGGAGTATATGCTACGGAAAAACCGCCTGTCTGACCATATGGGGCATAAGGTGAATCTGCAAGCTTCTCCAGTTCAAATGCTTTAGTTTCAACTGAATCACGTCCGACATTATAAGCAGGTAAATCGCCTGGTCTGCAACCTAATGCATAAGAGTTCAGATATTCTTTATTTTTTAAGAGAGAGACAAAGTCAATTTTTGCTGCATTAAAATTTATTGTCAGCCGGGCATTTTGTAAAACATCCACCATCTTATTTAGCAAGAGAGCGCAATCTATTTCGGCACCACACTCACGGCTTATCCGCCTGAGCGCTTTTTCTCTTATTATGTCAGCGTCGCGCTGACACCTGGAATGAATATGCGCAAGTACTTGTTTTCCAAAAAGGCGACCATACACCTTTTTACGCTCTTCATTGCTGATACCGCAAAACACTTCGTCAAAAGAAAGCCTGTACGCTGCGCTTACAGAACCTCTCGCCGCTCTGCTTTCTGGAAATGGCGGAACATCTTCAACAACATTTTTAACTTGCTGAATGTCTGAAGACAGAGGAGTACGTCCGACATTTTTTTCCTTATCTGTTTCCAGATATTCCGGAACCTTCACACTTCCACTGTAGAAGATAGGTTTGAGCATATGTCTCCTGAATTTTTATGACTAATATAGCATTCACTTTCGCTGACGTATTCTTCACCAGGCTGATATTTCAACACCTCTTAACAGCCTTGTAGAAGTGCAAATAAAGACACTACTAATTTCATAAAATGCTTAATCTACCCACTATTGCAGGCAATAAATCATCACCTTTTATTGAAATAATCCCCTGATAATAACAATAAATCTGGTAAGGCACTTTCAAAAAATAGCCAAACCACACATCATAAAGAAAACCACTACAATCAAAACCGGTAACTATCAACTTTCAGGGGGGCTCAGGTTACCATGACGATCGGGGTAAAGGATAGATTACTATTGCGGTCTGAATTGAGGGAGTTTTGATAAATTATTTTGATAACCGTTCGAATGCTAATAATAAATATCCTCCGGCATAGCCGGAGGTTTTTCTGATGCGCCTGTAAGGCTCTCTTACCAGCCGCGCCCTAACAGGCGCATACGATCTGACATTTGCATCAAACTTCGTTACTTACGGCCCGTAAACGGGCTGCCCGGATAAGGGATCGATAATTGCTCACCCATTTTATCCTCTTCAAGCTGGTGCTTTATGTAGTCCTGTATCTTCGCCGTGTTCTTACCCACCGTATCGACATAGTAACCCTCTGCACCAGAACTCCCTGTTCCTGTATTTGAATTTTAGATCCCCAAACTGCTCGTAAAGCATCAGACTACTTTTACCCTTCAGATATCCCATGAAGCTCGACACACTCATCTTCGGCGGGATCTCCAGAAGCATGTGAATATGATCTGCACAACATTCCGCTTCCAGAATTCGTACGTTTTTCCATTCACACAATTTTCTTAATATGCTGCCTACTGCCCTTCGCTTCTCTCCATAGAACGCTTGTCTTCGGTATTTGGGCGCGAAAACTATGTGATATTTACAGTTCCATCGGGTGTGCGCTAAGCTCTTTTCGTCCCCCATTGGGACCCCCTTTTGATTTCTTGTTGAACTTTTGCAGTTGCCAGACCGCAAGATGTTTTAACAAATCAAAAGGGGTTTTAATAACTGACTTAAAGCTGAAAGCTTTCCGGAACCCCCAGCCTAGCTGGGGGTTTTCCATAGACAATAAAAACGGGAACGTTAAGTCCCCGTTTTAGTTTTTAACAATTATCGTTATCACATATTTGCGATAATCGCGTCGCCAAACTCACTACATTTCAGCAGTTTAGCGCCTTCCATCAGGCGTTCAAAGTCATAGGTCACAGTCTTCGCGGCAATCGCGCCTTCCATACCTTTAACAATCAGATCCGCCGCTTCGAACCACTGCATGTGACGCAACAGCATTTTTAACAACCAAACTTAGTTTATTGAATTTAAAGAGTTTAACGTTTTATCAGCAACTATATCCACCACTTTTACCTTCATCATAACAAGCTGATTTTGTATAGTTTACGTTGAGTTTTGATAACCACTTTAGGACTAAATGGAGATAAGTTTGAAAACTTCTGTTCTCATTCAGAAACTGATGGAGATTGATAAAACTGTGCCATTCGATGCGGATGTAGTAACCGGTGAAGAGTGGTGGCCAATCCCGATTTCTCGTGTCTATCACAATCCACCCCATACTTTTGTCGAATTTGAAACAGGCGAACAATCCCAAGATGACCCTGATGAGCTGACCATTTATAGTGAATTAGAGATCCGAGTACACCAAATGATACAAATCAGAGACTTCGTGCAATCCAACAAAAATCTACAACCTGAAGAAATTATCTCGGAGTTAAACGTTCAGATTGAGCGTTTAAGGGCAATGGCTGAGGCAATTTTGAAGCAATAATTTGTACTATATCCTTGGCGCATGGCGGTGGGTTCAACTCCCGCCAGCCCACCAATCATGACTGGACAGTGATAGGACATCACTAGCAATAACCGAAAGTTAGCAGTGCCAGCAGGACACCTACCAGACGGTGAGGGGATAAAAAAGGATACGTAAAGGAGCTGCGGCTCCCTAATAACAAGAAAGCCCGCTTATGTGCTGAGTGATCCCCACAAACTCAGCGCTAATAAACCAGAACCATACTTCGGTAAGTTCTGGCGAAGTGGTTAAGAACGGTGCTCAGTACCGTTCGTCTTAAAATTAGCGGAGAATGTCTCAGGATATTCTCCACGAATGTCAGATATGAAATGACTCTTCTCAACTTCACACTGTTCGCCTGATATCTCAGATGTAATCCTTTATATAGTATTACAAGACACACTGAGCACGAAAAAAGGAAGCCGACAAAATCATCCCAGACGGTATGGCGGCTCCGGGAGTCCCCGGTAGAAGAGTACGGTAACGTACTAGGCCGTGCCGTTATTCGGGAGAAAAAATTACATCGCAGGCATCTTTATAACTGATCAACGTGCAATTTATTGAATAAATGTTAATTTACTTCATGATAGTATGAAAATAGAAATCCTACACTAAAAAGGTCGTATAATGGTAACTCGCCGTGAATTTCTTTTGAAAACAACTGGTGTAGCAGTTTGTAGCTCATTAGATTTTAATTCATTTGCTGGTATAAAAGGTACACCACGCAATATGCCATCCTGGGATTTTTTAAAGGAAGGGGATGTCATTGACGTTATAGCTCCATCTTCGCCAATTGATAATCCACAAGAACGTTACAAAAAAATAGAACAGTATTTTAAAGAAAACACGCCTTTTAAGATAAACATTCCTGATCATTTAATAGAGCCTACAGCGTTACTGGATGAAGCTAATACAATCTGGAAGCGCGCGAAATTTGTCTATGATGCTTTCTGTTCAGAGTCAAAAGCGATCTGGGCGATATCAGGTGGAGGTTGGGGCGCTAGTATACTTGGCGAATTGATGAGTTATCCGAAACCAGATAAAATAAAACCAATTATTGGCTATTCTGACATTACGGCATTACATATTTATGCAAATGAATACTTAAATTTCCCCTCGATACACTCCGTCGTTCTGGGTATTAATGGCGATATTTTTCCGGGCTACAATAAAAATGGCCTGGGAGCAACATTAGATATTCTTAGCGGAAAAAAAACAGATGTTATATATGAGTTATCACCGCTTAATAAATTTGCTGCCTCAATGACAGAGGTTACAGGTAAAATTGTTGGTGGAAATTCTCTTTTGGTTTCTGCGCTTAATGGAGCTTCGGGGCTTTCGCTTAAAACTAAGGGAAAATTCCTATTCCTGGAATCTATTGCGGATGATCCCGGCCAGTTTTCCAGGAAATTGATGGGGTTGGCCTATTCGCCAGTAATAAAGAATTGCTTAGGGGTGATATTTGGAGATGTTATTAAAGATGGTGGTAAAACAAACTCACCTCTGGTTCAAAGCCAGTTTGATTATATTATTCACCGATTCTCAGAACAATTCATTGAAGATAAAATTGCGTTAAAAGCAAATAATATTTTTGGTCATGGTGCGATAAATATGCCATTGCCACTTAATACTTTTGCTGTGATAAAGCGTAACGGTGCGAGTATAATTGCTACAATTAGTGCTAATAGACTTTGAGCTTATTAGCTCAGATATGGACCTTTATCCCGACATACTTCATCAGTCGCTAGGTATGGTTTACTCTCTACCAAACTTATAATTATTAATCATAACCGTCTGTATTTTATAGACATGGAAATTATTATTCAATGTTGTTGATCTTTTATTGTGGATGCATATGTTAACTATTTATCAATAATCTTGGCTAAGAGCTTGTCACATAAAAAGAGGTAGTAATGTTAAAAATGGGAATAACTATTATTAAACCTGATTATAATGAAAATTTCATCACTTTACGTAAGGTTTTTATGCAAAATATTTTCTCAGTCATCTGTTGTATACTAATGATTAGCCATTTTTCTCTGGGATATGCAGCGGATATTCCCAACGGAGTGGTACTGGCAGAGAAACAAGAACTGGTTCGTCAAATAAAAGATGAGCCAGCTTCGCTAGATCCGGCAAAAGCTGTAGGATTACCTGAAATCCAGGTAATCCGCGACTTGTATGAAGGGTTGGTTAACCAGAATAAAAAAGGCGAAATTATTCCTGGCGTCGCCACCCAGTGGAGAAGTAACGATAATCGCACCTGGACGTTTACGCTGCGAGATAATGCAAAATGGTCTGATGGCACGCCTGTTACTGCTCAGGATTTTGTCTATAGCTGGCGACGTCTGGTAGACCCAATAACACTTTCGCCATTTTCCTGGTTCGCCGTGCTGGCAGGAATTACAAACGCAAAGTCGATTATTAATGGTAAAATCGCGCCGGACCAGTTTGGGGTAGAGGCTATTGACGCGCATACCCTGCGTATCCACCTGGATAAACCGTTGCCCTGGTTCGCCAGACTGACCGCCTGTTTTGCATTTTATCCGGTACAGAAAAAAAACGTTGAAAGTGGTAAGGAATGGACGCAGCCAGGAAAATTGATTGGCAATGGCGCATATGTGCTTACAGAGCGCGTTGTGAATGAAAAGCTGGTTGTCGAGCCTAATAAATATTACTGGGATAATGATAAAACGGTGTTACAAAAAGTAATATTTTTGCCAATCAATCGAGAGTCAGAGGCGACCAATCGCTATCTTGCGGGTGACATCGATATTACAGAAACGTTTCCTAAGATTATGTACCAACAACTGATGAAGAATATTCCCGGGCAGGTATATACGCCGCTTACATTAGGTACTGACTATTATGCGTTTAATACTCAAAAGGGGCCAACTGCGGACTCTCGCGTTCGTCTTGCATTAAGTATGACGATTAATCGACGCCTTATAACTGAAAAAGTGTTAGGTACAGGTGAAAAACCCGCCTGGCATTTTACCCCTGATATAACTGCAGGATTTACGTCTACGCCTTCACCCTTTGAAAAAATGAGCCAGGAAAAACTTAATGCTCAGGCTAAAAGTTTACTTCGTGCGGCAGGATATGGACCGCAAAAACACCTTAATTTAAGACTTCTTTACAATACCTCAGAAAACAATCAGAAAATCGCTATTGCTGTGGCATCGATGTGGAAAAAAAATCTAGGAGTGGATGTTAAATTACAAAACCAGGAGTGGAAAACCTATATCGACAGCCGTAATAATGGAAACTTTGATGTAATCCGTGCCTCTTGGGTGGGGGATTATAATGAAGCCTCGACTTTCTTGTCGTTGTTAACCTCCACTCATTCAGGAAATATTTCACGATTTAATAATCCTGCCTACGATAAAATTATAATGCAGGCAATGACAGAGCACACCTTGCAGGCACGTAATGCAGATTATAATGCAGCCGAAAGAATACTTCGGGAACAGGCGCCTATTGCTCCGATTTATCAGGAAACTAATGGAAGACTAATTAAACCATGGGTAAAAGGATATCCTATTACTAATCCGGAAGATGTGGCTTATAGTCGCACCATGTATATTATAAAGCATCAATGATTACACATGAATTTAATAGTTATAGGGTCTCTCGGTGACGCCTTGACGATATTTATGTCGCGATGGCCTTATCCATTCGGTAACAGACAAATACATTTTTTAATTTTCGGCAGAGGTTTTAAACTCAATGAATTGTAAGGAGCGGGAGCCGATAGGTTCCCGCTCTTTATGACTTATGAAAAATATTCGCCAAAAAATTTGCATTCCTGGCGCCGGGTAACGGGGCGGAATAATGTATTTTTATTTTTCCTCCGAAGACGATGGCTCTTCTGTAAATAGACTCGTTTTAGTTCCATGCATTTTTTGAGATCCCGGCAAAATAATGGTGCTGTCGGTATTCCTCCGGTGTCATATTATTCAGCGATTTATGCGGACGTTCACCGTTATATTCTGATAACCATTTTTCCGTGATTTCACGTACTTCATTCAGGGGGCAGTTTGGATATAAAGAATTATTGTACGGTAAGCCTATTTTTTAATAGGCTTACCTATCGCTGTGGGGTTGTAGTCCCGCGCTATACAGTGTTTTCAGGGGATTTTGTCTAATCGGATAACCTAAATGCGATACGGAATACGCGATAATTTAAAAGGCCACTGACGCTAAATCAATCCCTTACGAATTATTATGGTTAAATAATGCGCTAAACGTACAATAATTTCCGATCTCCAAACTGACCCCATAACGGCCACTTTTGCGTATTGTCGGCAAAACAACGTTAAACACCCAATCCTGAAACTACCGTGCCTCCGGTTTATTGCTGCGGAAAATGACGCGGTACAGGTTAGATTCATTGACGAAAGTCAGTTGCTGTTTGCCACCGCCTGTAGGGATTACATTTTTTATAACCCCTTCCATGCTCATCTGGAAGCGTGTTGGGCTGGCAACTGAAACGGAGAGGATTTCACACACATCTTTCAGGCAAAACCACGGCTCACCATTGATGATCTGAACCCGAACGTCGTGCTTTCCTTCAAACTTTAATGTACGCTCTTGTTGAGCGAGCGTGTGAGAAACATGGTCGGGAACCATGTCACCCTGCCAGTCTGTGGCCGTGACGTCACATTCACTCTGGAAACCGTAGCTGCGGAAATGGTTGAACGGGCCACTATGGTCTGGTCTGGCAACGAACGTGACCAGGCGCTGCTGACACAGGCGGCTCTTGATGACCTTATTCCTTGATTTCTGACGTCCGGACAACAAAATCCGGCACTTGGCCGCAAAATTTCCGGCATTATCGAGGTAGCTGACGGTAGTCGCCGCCGCCAGACTGCGATTTATACGCACAGCGAATACCGCGTTCTGGTCGGGGATCTGGACGACGAGCAGATGGCCTGGTTATCCACGATCAGCAACAGCTATCGACAGACCAGCGCCTATGAGCGCGGGAAACGCTATGCCCGCCGCCTAAAAAATGAGTTTGGTGACAACGTCAGTAAGCTGGCCGAGGCGGAAAATATCTCACGGAAAATCATCATGCGCTGCATCAAAACAGCCGAACTGCCGCGAAAAATCATCGCATTATTCAGCAACCTCAATGAACTGAGTGCTCGTGCCGGTGAATCCCTGGCAAGGTGTACGCGGGAAATGAGGATGCTGTACTGGCGTTTGCCCTGCACCTTGCCAAACGTCAGAAAGACGGTGAGTCATTCGAAACTGATGAAATCCTGAAACAGTTACATAACGTAGCCGAAAAACCAACAAAACCTGCAACGCGTGAGCGCCTGTTTGGTAAGGGGATCAAGGCGAAGTACAAAGGGGATTCCGTATCATTCCAGCTGAATAACGTTTCTCCGGTAGTGATCCAGAAAATTGAAACATTACTGAAAGAGTACCAGGAAGAGCAACAAAAGCTAGTTAGCGAAGCTGTCGACGATGCGTTCGTCGAAATCGATACAGTGACAAATTTTATCCGGGCTGCAGCTACTGGTATTGATTACGATATTCCAGCAAACGAGCTGCAGACTATGATTCCATTCTCGCGAACTGTACTAAAGGAACACACAAACGAGGCTGATCGGATTAAACGAATCGCTGATGAAATAACCAGACGTTATATTATATAAGCCGGCAGGGCTGCGTCTGACCTACGACAGGAGACGACGCTTGGCGATATTACCATATACAGTCAGGTAAAAAAAATTGGGACCGTGGTCTCAACGTTACATCAATCAGCCAGAAAAATTTATCCGGTTAATAAAATACGTAACTTTTCCTATAACAACTACACCATCCAGCGCCTCGCCTTCAATCGCTTCACCATCATCAATAATTAACGCCTGCCCCATTATTTTTGCAAAACGTAATGCCCCGTCAGAGCGTATCAATACTGTATCTCCCTGCCGCTGAATCAGTGAAAAGTCAACGACGGCATAACCATCTGATGTATTGACAATCCGGCTATTAGCGTTGATACCACATAAAATATATACAGTCAGGCGGGGCTCGACGTAGTCACTTGCTGGAGACGGAAAGCCCATGCTTAAAGCCCTCCGTTAGGGTTAAATAACTGGAATGTGCGGTTTTCTCCTTCCTGCGTCGATATATCTCTGAACGTAGTCACATGCTATTCGATCCACCTGTTTGCCTCGCGCAGGCTCCAGTAATGGTTTACCTTCTCCAGTTCCTGAACAAATCTCCCTGTTATAACTGTTTTCTACCACTCGGTTCAAACATTATGGCGTTACGCCAAGCCATTTCTATCTCATAGTGACGGGGCATAATATCCGCTCCTGATAATACTGTTTATACAAACAGTATTATCAGATGATGAGGAGATCAAGACGGGCGATAACTTTCAATTTCCACGCCTGTATAACTAACTGATTTAGCAACAGGGAATTTTTTGTACAGTGTCGACAGTCCCACGTCATAAATAATCGCTATCTGCTGTCGCGGTAATCCTGCCCTAATCAGGCGCCCGGCCTGCGCCCATTGCTCTGGGGTGAGCTTTGGACGCCTGCCACCAATTCGCCCCTGCGCCCTTGCCGCTTCCAGCCCGGCGCGGGTTCTTTCCACAATCAGTACCCTCTCCATGGTAAACCGGGTGGATACCTCAAATTCTGACTGGCCGGATAAGCCAGCCAGTCAGTAGTCGTTACCGTGACAATTTAATTATCCATATATCACAAAATCACTTGCTTACGCGGTAATTAATCCATTTGGTTAATAAAAAGTTATTTCGTTTACCAGCATATTTTACCCCATGGTAGTTCTGGGATTAATGTATCTGCGGCCAGATTTTACACCACGGAAACGAAATACCTGGGAATCCTTTATTACCGCTTTCAGTGGCCATTGCAGATGAAGAAAATGTTATGGCTGATATGGCAAAAACCAGCGCTAACAATACACTGTTAAGTTTATTCATAATATCACTCACATAATTGATAGCTATGCTTCATCCTTAACTTTTGCCGCAATCCTTTTATCAGGATAAAGCAGAAAAGAAAGTTTTCCTTGAATATCTCTTGATTGTTAAGTAAATATTTAGTTTAAAAGTAAATAATAAGTACAGTAGTTTTTTCTTTTCTAAAGAAAATTTACTTATATCTTAGTGACTTCGTACAGATACCTGAACCGAATTAACACCTAAAAACTAGCAAGTCAGTAGTAGTCGTTACTATGGTAATTCAGGCCACCTGATTTCCGTGAAGGTGGCCGAGTCTTTCACGCCGCTCAAATCCAGTGTTTTAAGCTTCCTGATATACGCCATCCATTGAGTCAGATTTTCCTTATCGTCGTCACTGATTTCACCCAGTGCCAGTTCAGTTCGCCAGTCGGCAATGGTGCTGTTAGCTCCATCCAGTAGTTTCTGTCGGGTGGTTTCGGCCTTAGCCTGATAGTCAACGGGAACAGCCAGAACAGTGCCGTTCGAATATTTCCAGCCGCCATAGATATTAAATCCGGCTGGTAGTTTATTGACCTCAACAACCGAAAAACCTGCCGGATAAAGGCGCGATACATCTTCGGCTACAGAACGTATTATATTTTCGGAGTCAATGCACAGCTTATATTTTTTGGTGAATTTACTCAGTGATTCGTAAAAGTCCTGACCATCTTCACTACGAAAATACAGAAAGTTGTTATCGTAGTCCTGGTCGTCAGGAATGTATCTGGTTACGTTTTTTAATTCCATTATATTCACCTAAATTATCCATTAATTGTACGCCAGCCATTACCCACCCACATTTGTAGCGGTCTATACGCAAATGTCACACCGTATGCTGTTGTTGGGTCATGTCTGGCCTGTGTTAAAAAGCAACCAGCAGGCGCTTCTGCTGGTCCATATTCATCTACTTTGCCAGGCCATACAGGAGCACCGCGCTGGATATTCTGGACATAACGATTATCTGATTCGCCTTTTGTATATACGTTTCCTGATGTTAAATAACGGGCGTCAAAATTGCTGTAATTAGCAGGGTAAATATTGCCGTTTACACTCAGTTCGATACCGCCGTCTTGTCGTCTCTGGCTGTAGAAATGCCAGCCCTGATCGTCACTCAGTTCAATGACCGTTGGGCGGTCTGTGCCATTTCCCCACAGACTGAAACCGGCGTTCATCGCGGAGTTGTTACCACTCGATAACGTCAGTGTTTTTCCGTTGCCGGCACGTAAGATACCATTAGTGAGAACATCAACTGACATGTGCAGCCCGGAGTTGTCGATATAACCGACCAGGGCATTATTGGCATAAAGGCCTAAAACGCCGTCACTGTGCCACTTAATCCCGGTATCGTTATCACCGAGCACAATAGAATTACCGCCCAGCGCATTATCAGTACCAATACCTAACGAACCGTTAAGCCGTCCCCCGGTAATCGGCAATGCCCCCACATCACCGGCTGAAGGTTTGTTCGCGGTATTGTAGTCAATAATCCACGGACGGCTGGTATTCGGTTCAGTTCCCCAGTCCTGGCGCTTTGCGTTCGCGCCCATATGCGCGTAATAGTGCTGAAACCAGACTTCCCCGATTTTCTCAACAAGCATATATCCATAGCTGTACAGCTTGCTGCCATCCGGATAGGTGGGAAAATCAGTGACCGTATCAGAATTCGACACAGCCACCCGCCACCATCCTGGAGTATTAGCTGATGCCATCGTGCTGTTATCGGTAATTTCTCCGACAGCATCGGCGGAAATAGCCCTCACATCAGCAGCCGACAGAGTGATGTCGCCGGACAGCGGTTTGTTGTTAACCCTGCGCGTCGCCGGGACGGCATTTTTTGCCAGATTTATGGTTTCCCGTAAACCAACGTATTCGATAAGACCGTCAACGCTTTTTCCTGACAGCGCCGTCAGGGTTTCGTCCAGTGGCTGCTTGCCCGCCAGTTTATTCAGTACCGTGGTAGCAAAATTAGGATCGTTACCCAGCGCGTCAGCCAGTTCTTTCAGCGTGTCCAGCGCTTCCGGCGCAGAACCAACCAACTGTGCCACTTTCGCAGCCACAAACGCTGCCGTGGCAATTTCAATACCTGCAGCTGTGGTTTCCGGCGTTGGTGCCGTTGGCGTACCGGTCAGTGCCGGACTGTCCAGCGGGGCTTTGGTTTGCGTCTCGCTCATGACATCCTTGACCGCCTTTGGCGTGGCTGCCAGCGCTTCGCTGTCACTGTCCGTGGCGCTGCTTAACTTAACGATACCTTTTTTCGTCAGGCTGGCATCTTCCAGGGAAATCACGTCCGCGATATCTTCTGCCCGTTTTGCGGCATCTTCAGCTCTGGTGGCTGCTGCTCCGGCAGCAGTACTACTTTGCGCCGCCAGTGATGCGCTGGTATCAGATGCGGCGGCGTGGCTGGATGCCTCCGATGCTGATGACGAGGCGGCTGTTGCGCTGGCCGCTGCTGTACTTGCTGACGTTGCTGCGTTTGTCTCAGATGTTTTTGCTTCGGCTGCCGATGCGGCTGCCGCCTTTTCCGACGCTGCCGCCGCAGTGGCTGACGCACCTGCATCACCGGCACTGGAAGCCGCCTGCGTTTCTGACGTCTTCGCGGCGGTTTCGGATGCGCCGGCACGCTCTGCTGATGCCTGCGCCGCCGTCGCGCTGGCGGCTGCGGCAGCAGCTGAATCTCCGGCGGCAGTACGGGAGACATCAGCATTCGCTTCAGATGTTTTCGCTGCAGCCGCCGATGCGGCTGCCGCCGTTCTGGCTGTGTCAGCCGATTCAGCGCTGACTGATGCCTCACCGGCTTTTGTGGTCGCCGTAACTGCGCTGCTCTCCGCAGACGCTGCGGATGAGGCTGCCTGTGTGGCTGATGCTTCTGCCGCTCCGGCTGCACTCCCGGCTGTCGTGGCGCTTTCCGATGCCTGACCTGCTGATGTCTGCGCCTGTTCAGATGCCTGCCCTGCGGCGGTGGCATTCCGCGATGCCTCCGATGCCTGGCGGGCAACTTCTTCCACCATCGCCTCAAAACGCCGCAGCGCCTCCGGGCGGACGTCGTCTTCCGTCATGGCCCCCAGAAAATCATTCAGGGTGCCCGGCTTTGAATCATCGTAAACCGTAATAACTCCGGCATGTGACGGGGGATACCCTTCCACCAGGAGCGTGACGGTGTACTGCCCCTGCTCCACATCCATGCTGTAGCGCCCGGCTTCATCCGGATTTTCCGATGCCACCGTATTCACGACCACCGTCGTACTGGTCCGGCTGGCCTTCAGCTGAATGGTGCAGTTCTGTACCGGCGTTCCCGCACCATCTTTCAGTACACCGGAAATAAGTACTGGCATATTACCTCCATAATAAATATCCTCCGGCATAGCCGGAGGTTTTTCAGATGCGCCTGTAAGGCTCTCTTACCAGCCGCGCCCTGACAGGCGCATACGATCTGACATTTGCATCAAACTTCGTTACTTACGGCCCGTAAACGGGCTGCCCGGATAAGGGATCGATAATTGCTCACCCATTTTATCCTCTTCAAGCTGGTGCTTTATGTAGTCCTGTATCTTCGCCGTGTTCTTACCCACCGTATCGACATAGTACCCTCTGCACCAGAACTCCCTGTTCCTGTATTTGAATTTTAGATCCCCAAACTGCTCGTAAAGCATCAGACTACTTTTACCCTTCAGATATCCCATGAAGCTCGACACACTCATCTTCGGCGGGATCTCCAGAAGCATGTGAATATGATCTGCACAACATTCCGCTTCCAGAATTCGTACGTTTTTCCATTCACACAATTTTCTTAATATGCTGCCTACTGCCCTACGCTTCTCTCCATAGAACGCTTGTCTTCGGTATTTGGGCGCGAAAACTATGTGATATTTACAGTTCCATCGGGTGTGCGCTAAGCTCTTTTCGTCCCCCATTGGGACCCCCTTTTGATTTCTTGTTGAACTTTTGCAGTTGCCAGACCGCAAGATGTTTTAACAAATCAAAAGGGGTTTTAATAACTGGCTTAAAGCTGAAAGCTTTCCGGAACCCCCAGCCTAGCTGGGGGTTTTCCATAGACAAAAAAAGGCTGCCTGATGGCAGCCCTGATAAGGTTTAAGTCATTTAAACTGGTGGCTGTAACGGCCCAGACAGTACTTCTGCTTCACCGTTATGGCAGATATCATCGCCTCTTGTCAGATGCCAGACACCGACAATCAGCTGTCCTGATTCCAGATCGTCAACTGTGTCATTCGTATAGTATGCCACCTGAACAACACCGTTATGCTGAATCCAGTAATACCCTTCGTTCATTCACTCCCCCCTGATACTATGTAGATAGTATAGAACAGTGCTAATTATGAAATGGTGCAAGAAACCACAACTTAAACTTTGCTATATGCTAGATAAGTAATCACTTCACCAGTTTATTTGATGGCATTGCGTGGGTTCGATGTGGAACAAAAAAAAGATCCTGTACCAAGAAAACGAAGAAGCTCCCTTATAAGAGAGCTTCTAATGAAAAAAATCAAGCGCAAGCACTATCCATTCACAATATAGGATATTTAGAATTTATTTCCTGAACCATCCATATTTAAATTTTTTATACAGACATTATAAAACAAACGTCAAAATTTTGTAAGCGATATAAACCAATAATCATATCCTTTTACGCTATCAATAAAATCTTTTTCTAAAAGATAATCTGGACAGTGTACATACTCAACAAAACCTAACGAGTTTAGATGTTCCAAATACGTAAAGAAATAATCAGGAACATTTAAAATATCAGGATTAAAAACAGATTCTTCGATAGGCTTGCCATCCATTAAAATTCCAGACCACGGAAGGAGGACATGCTCAATTTCTTTATGAGTTGGTGCTACCCAAGAATCAGTTCTTTTCAAATAGATTGACCGTTCGCGCAGTGCTAAACAATCGATGAATAATGCTTCATCGCCTGATATCTGGCTTATTAAATTCACAAAGGCGGGATGGACAGAATTAATATTACTTTTGCTAATACATGAAGAGAGCAACTCAATATACATTTCAGAAATAGCATCATCTTCAGGCATAGACATTAACTTTTCAGCTATTTGATATACAGCATTTGCAGGCGGTGGAGTCAATTCACTCTCTGGAACCTTATGAAACGATTTTTGTATTCTTACCAATAGCTGTTCGTATTTTGCTGCACCATATACAAACGGTAAGCTTAATAAGCATACTGTTTGCGCGACTCTCTCCCCTGCAGCTCCAAACTGACGCAAGGCAGGTTGGAACAAATCTTCATAGATTTTTACGACCGTTTCAGAAGGTATCTGAGGCAACATACTCTCATCTCACTCAATAGTAATCAGAACCAATAACTTACCATGCATTAGTCGATTCATGAGACAGAAAAACCCGCTCATTGGCGGGTTTATAAAGCTATGGCAACATATCAAACATGCTTCAAATATGGCTTATTTTGTTGCATTTTGCAAGTGCGTTTGAAGGAGATAGTGAAATTTAGGTCACATTTCTGCCATTTTGAAGGCTTCTTCATCCTCATAGTACTCAAGAGCCATGACCAACGCAGATTCATCAAGCTGGGTAAAAACGGCCTTTAACCCAGCCCAGTGCCCTGAATAGACACGCAACCATGTCGAACGGTCAACGCTAACCATGCGGGCCAACGCTGCACCAGCATAGTCTTTATAGGTTTCATTATTTCTGGTTGCGGCAATTTCCTGCCCTGCCAGCCATACCAGGCCTATCAGTTTCTTTACTACGCGCTCCTGAAGCGAGTTTTCACCCAGGCATTTCTGATAAGTTTTCCAGACGTATTCACACATCATCACCTGGTGCTTATAGCTAAGGTCAAAACCGTAGCAGTACCGCAACCAGGCCTGCTGGTATCCACTAAGCGCGGACACTGCCCTACGCCACGGCGCGGACTCAAATTCCGCATCTTTTATCGGCGGCATTGGCCTGCGGCGGCTGCGTGTTTCCAGCACATACAGTGGCGCGGAAAGCGAGTTAACAAAGCGTGGCCCCTTCTCTCCTTCGAGTTCGACGAGATGAATTCCACGGCGCGGGGTGGCATTTTTGTCTGCTGGTGGGTGTTCACTGAAAGCCTCAAGCTGCCCTTTTGTTCCCCCAGAGAAGTCAGGCAGCGCACGACGTAGTTCTATTCTGACAAAATTCAGGTCTTGTTGATTCATGCTTCTCAGCTCTCCATACACTTAAGCTGTCGCAATTACGCCGATCGCCAGCGCACGATCGATAAAACGAAATATCAACTCCAGCTGAGAGCCGTATTTCTCTTCAAATGCCACGGTATCCGCATGTAACTCATTGTGATGCGTTCTGCACAACGGCAGCACAAAGAGGTCATGCGCCTTTGTTCCCGTCCCTCCCTGACCGTGGCCTATCAGGTGATGCGGATCATCCGCCTGCTTCCCGCAGCACGCGCACGGCTGGGATTTAACCCAGCGGGTATATCTCTCATTGATCCATCGACGGCGTTTCGGACGTAACATGAAGCTTTCCGGCGATTCCGGATCAACCCTGAGCGCCAGCACCTTTTTCGCCTTATCCTGTACAAGGCTGGTGGCCGGCACCGACGGAACAATTTCACTTTCACGGGTAGCTGACTGGACAATTGCCTTCGGCATCCTTAATGCTTTTCTCGCAGCGCTCTCCGGTAAGACTTCTGCCAGGTCATTGCGTACCATCCACCAGCACAGTTCCGGGAGAGTAACTGCGTGCATATCGTCAAAACCCAGATCACGACAAGCAACCGATAAAACCCATTTTGTCGTGTTCTCCACAGCTATTGATTTCAGCTGTTCGGTAAACTGTTCGCGCAGCAGGTTATCGCAGTGCCAGCACAGTCGGATTGCCCCCGGGGCGTGGCGCATGGTTATCATCTGTTCGCTGTGCCAGTCTGAATGCGGCCACTGACAGCCATTCCCTCGGAGTAGCCAGCTTTCCAGACTATCCAGACCACCAGCACGATAGATAACCGACTCATTACGGAACACATCACGAACAGCAGGATCATCCGCCAGCGGCTGTGATACCGCCGGAACCGCGCCGCAGGCGAAAGATGAATATTGTTTCGGCTCTGGTTCAAGAAGAACACGCCCCTGCATAAACAGGGGCATCAGTTCCGATCCGGGCCTGAACAATACAACGCCCATACGAGGAGCAATTTCAGGGGTCAGTAACGCTCTCACGATCACCTCAATGAACGGTATCGAGCAGCTTCAGCAGCTCAGGGAATTTGGACTCGAAGAAATGCGGCTGCGTCTCGCGGGGGTTTGCCGGGCTGGTGATGTTTTTGCCGAACATGCAGCCTTTCGCCGTCAGCGACCAGAATTTTTTAATGCCGTTAATCGCGGAACGACTGTAACGCTCACGATGTTCAACAACCCCCAGCTTCGCTAACTGCTGATATGCCTGATTAGCCGTCATCCGGATACCATGCTGTTTTAACAGCGCGCTCAGTGCCAGCGTCGGGCGGCTTGAACCCTCCGGCGCGCCAGCAGGCGCATCAATCGCGTAGGACGGCATCAGATCGGGAAGGCCGGCGACCTTCTGTAACTTCTGGTAAGCCCCAAGCTTTGACGAGTTGGAGAGGTTGAGCATTCTGGCCGCCGATTCAAGCAGAATAACACCCGCCTGAATCTTATCCGTCGCTATCAGATTGGCGGTGTGCTGATACTGGTTAACTACCGCGTCGAACGTGCGAATTACCTTCAGGTGAAATGCAGGGCTAATCCACATTGCATAAGCAAACACCACTTCACGCGAAACATAGGTGCCCTGACCGTTACCGCCCCGGATAGTCTCAATACAACCGATGCTCACATCTGAGCAACGGTCAATTTCTGCACAAAGTTCGCGAGTGGAATCCATGCGCATAAAATTTGAAGGTTTATGTCTGTCTTCACCACCAGCCGCACGATGCAAATCATTCAGGCAATAGCGTCCCTGAACGTCGCGGCGAACTTCAATACCATCGATGACCATTAAATTATTCATGCTTCTTTCTCCATTTTCAGGCGGCTGCACCCGCCCCTGTTTCAAATTTCGCGATCGTGATTTCTACCTTCCCCTTCGGGAAAACAGGTCCCCACTCCACCAGCATTCTCTTTACCTGGCTGTCGTCCTCCCAGACTCCTGCGTGAGTCAGTGCGTCGAACAGCGCTTTGTTGTAATTGTCCAAATCCCTGATCCGCTTATCTGGCGGATACAGGATGATTTCTACCGCTGCATGGGTTGATGTCGGTTTCGGCAGTCGGCGAAGTTGCTCAATGATGGCGGCACACGTTGCGCTCCGGAATTTGCGTCCCGCCACACTTATCAGGCTCTTTCCGGCAAACGGCCCTTTGTTGGGATGACGCCAGTAAGTGTTCACGCTCGGCGGAAATGGCAGGGTCAGCTTCATGCCACCATCTTCCCGACCAGGCGTTTCGCTTCGCGGCAGATCTGCGCCAGAAACGCTTCGCCACCTGCTTCAAGCTCATCACGCCCGATATAGCTGATCGCTGGCCCTTTCCAGGACTTATCGAATACAGCGATCGCCCCCGCAAAGAAAGCGCCGGTAGGCACCTGTTTTTCATCTTTCGGGATAAACCATGCCGGCAGTTCGAAACCAATACGGCCACAAATAAACGCGATATGGTCAGCATCCTCTGGCCACCACACTTCGCTGGTTGCTGCTTTGATCAGGAAAACGTAACGCCCGCCCTTATCCCGCATAGCGCTGGTATGCCTCATGATGTATCGCATACCTGTGATGTATTGCCCTTCGTGCTGGCTGGCGCGACTGTAAGGAGGATTACCAAAAGCGGCCCCGTTGAGTTCAGCCAGACGATCCGCCCAGTCATGCGCCAGCGCGTTATCTTCCGCTGTGTAATAGTCCTCACATTTGGCGTTTTCATCGTCCGAAAAAAGATCGAGAACAAACGGACCAAACATGGCATTTATGCCCCAGTAAATGTTGTCCGGCGTGCGCCACTGATCGCCGACTTCTTTCAGTTCGTGTGCTGATTTGCTGCGCAGTTCTGCCAGCGCCTGGCAATATTTATTGCTCATTAAGACCCCACATAATTCCCTGACAGATACCATTCACTACCTGATGCAACATACTTTCTGCTCTTCCGCAAACACCGTTCACGGCGCGCCAGAAAGGCGCTACGTTCCGACGGGATATGACTCTCCCGGAATGCCTCCATCCATACCGTAGCTGCACGACGGAACAACCCTCCCGACTCCAGCGTTTCTGCCTGACGTATCAGGTGCATAATCACCTGCGGGTCGTTGGTTCCGACATAACAGCTCCGCACAGGTTTAGTCCCGATATCTGGTTCCTGATCCGGCTGAATGTCTGTCTCAAGAGCAAAATGTCTGCGAGTTTTACCTTCAAAGCGATGAGCAACACGCCCGCACTGGCGTAACTTACTTGTCGACTGCAGGACGCTTTTACGCGGGAAATCTGCAAAAGCATTCGCTATATCGCTGGAAGTACATCCCGGATGGGATTCAATGAATTTCTGAACGTCTCCCATAAGACTCATATCACCCCCTGAACCCTGTCGGGATCTGGCTGTAATCCACATTTCCGTAACTGGATTTGAACATCGGATCTTCACGGTTTTCGAAACGTCCGCCGATGGGCGCGGACAAACGCAGTGACAATTCATCCCACTTTTCCCGGAGTTTTGAGGGGCTGAGAATGTTACGGCACCAGAACGGATCACGGCTGACCCGGCTGTACATTTCGCAGATCTGTTTGTGGGTACGCCCGTCCTGAGCACACATCAGGCGAATTTCATTTGCCCAGGCGGTCCAGTTAGGTTCTTTCGGACGAACCAGCTCGCCGTCACTCTCCGCGGCCTGTTCATACAGGGCGATGATTTTTTTCCAGATCCACTGAGCACAGGTCAAATCGTCTTGCGTTCCCCACTGACGCTTTTTTGAGCTGAATACAGCGGCATCCGGATGACGGGATAAAAACTCCTGGTCTGTCACCTGCTGGTCCGGTTGCGAAGCGTCCGGACAAGAAAGGGTTTTATTATCTTGTGGATCTTGTTTTGATTTTACTGACGGATCCCCGCCAGATTCTGACGGGTCAAAACCGCCGTTTTTGCCAGATTTCGACGGGTCAGATTTTGATGCGTCAGATTTTGATGCGTCAGATTCTGATGGGTCAGATTCTGATGGGTCAGATTTTGACGGGTCAGGATCTGACAGGTGAGCAAATGCAGCCGCCTGCAGCTTTGCCACATTTAGCTGATAAACATTGGATGCATTACGGTTTCCCTGACGTCTGGCTTTACGTGATAACCAGCCGTCAGCTTCCAGTTTTGCTATCGCCGTTCTGACTGTGCTTACCCCGGCCCCAAGCTGACGAGAAATTGTCTCAATGGATGGCCAGCAGACCCCTTCGTCATTGCTGAAATCAGCCAGGCGAGCCATGATAGCCACACTGGATAATTTCATTCCCGAAGCTGCACAGGCATCCCACACATAGCCTGTTAATTTAGTGCTCACGCTCGCCCCCTATTTCCCTGAACTTGCGCTGGAATTGCTCAAGCGGGCTAAAGCACTCATGTTTATATCCTTGTCGCAGATAGATAACGCGTTGTGTTTCCGGTTCCCAACGGATAACCCGGACTGGGACGCCACGGTGATCTTTGAACCATCGGTTAAGGCTTCGCATGAGAGTTTCGCCCTCCGGTAGAACACCCCCACAATTCCTATTGCTCTACTGTGGTTACAGGGAACCCAACGACCTGATACCATCCGCTCATACCGAAACAACGGGAAACCAGGTACAGGGATTCCCCGTAGTTGCGGTAATCGGTTATTTACCGTTAAACTGTTCATGCGTTGGTTTTCTCCATAAAATTTGACGCCACGGCGCCCGGAGCTGCACACTCGCGGGCGTCACCCTTTTCTGGCGCGCAAAAAACTCTGTATACCAGTGTCGAATGCTGTTGCAGCTTTGCGATCGCCTGATACAACTCCTCATCAATCACGACTTTTTCATGTGGCTCAATAACGCCATCTTCGATAGCCACCCTGATTTGCTGGGAATAACTGGTGATCTGCTCAATCGCTTCCAGAAGGCGCTGATTAATATCTGCGTTATCCACTTCTTCCATATCTGCCAGCGGAACAAAAACGCCCCCTGATGCCCTGGCTACTGAATGCGCCAGGTGATAGGTTCCTCCGGCGCGTTGCAGTACCAGCGCCCACCCAATTGGGAAGATCTGATCACCACCAGTACGCAGGCGGTTAAACAGAGCATCTTTGGTGACATCCAGCCATTCTGCGGCTTCTTCATAACCGCCATGGAGACTGGAAATCGTCTTTTTAATCGCGGCCACCAGCCAGCGGGGCTGCTTTTCAACTTTCCATTCAGGTTCATGTCCCACGGATCTACTCCTTCTGCTGTGGTGGCGGTCAAATCGCCGAATCACTAAGCTGATATCTGTTTGGATACAAAATTTGCATCTCGCTAATTTCTCCGGCGTAAAACTTGGCCAGGCGCTCAGCAAGCTCTGTTGAAGGAGCCTGCTCGCATCTTTCAACCCGGCTTAATGTTGCCGGATCAACCTGAACCCCTTTAGCGACGTGCTGTAACGTATAACTATGCGACTTTCGCAATTTTCTTAATTGTGATTGCATAAACCCCCTTTTCTTGCGCATATCGCATGTTATTTCATGCGGCAGACTTGCGCAAGTTGATTTGCACAACGCGCAAAAAATTAATGTAATGAACGCATGAATATAGGAAACCGTGTCAGACAACTTCGCCGCGCGAAGAACATGAAAATTGCTGAGCTGGCAGAAGCCATCGGCGTGGATGCCGCAAACATCTCTCGTCTGGAGACTGGCAAGCAAAAGCAATTTACCGAACAAACACTTTCTAGGCTGGCTGACTGCTTAGGTGTTGATATAGCAGAACTCTTTACCTCAGACTCAAAAGGTAATACTGTATGTAAACACAGTGATATGAGGAAGGATTCAGCTAACGTGAAGGATTTGTTCCGTATCGAGATACTGGATGTCAGTGCAAGCGCCGGTAATGGACTCATTCAGGGCGGTGATGTTATCGATGTAATCCATGCTATCGAATATAACAAGGACAAAGCATTAGCTATGTTTGGCGGGCGCCCTGCCGCTGAGCTTAAAGTGATTAACGTGCGCGGTGACAGCATGGCGCCAACAATTGAACCGGGAGATCTTATTTTTGTCGATATAAGCATCAACCAGTTCGATGGTGATGGCATCTATGTCTTTGGCTTTGATGATAAAATATACGTAAAAAGGCTGCAGATGATCCCCGATAAATTATTGGTGATATCTGATAACATTAACTACAGGGAATGGAGTATTACCAAAGACAACGAGTGCAGGTTCGGTGTTTTTGGCAAGGTTCTGATAAGCCAGACGCAGTCACTCAAACGACACAATTAATAGAAAGCGTCGACAAGGCCACCATTATGGTGGCTTTTTTTTGACCCAAAATTTCATATATCGCAATTTTATACTTGCGCAATGTGCAATTTAAATGTAATTTGCATTCATAGAGCAGCGAACAGGCAGGACGCCCACGAAGTAGCCGCCGGTGGCATATGAATGACCGGATGATTCGCTGACAGGTGTCTTCGGGAGGGGTTGCGGAACTGGATTGACCACCAGCAACAGATAACTCAGCCGACAACACGGAGCCGTTTAACCCACGGCGTCGGAGTGTAAATACCGTAGGGGTTGTACCGACTGGTCATCGGTGCCCCGCCCGAAGATACCTGTAGCCAGTGCAAGCGATATTCTGGCGGCCCGTTCCATTACGTTAGCGGAAACCGCCAGCTTTTTCAGGAGAGCAACAGATAAGAGTTTTTCCGCGCGGTAAAGCGCTTCTGTAAGAGAGAGAACTCTTATCGTTGTGGTGAATGCGGCTCAGCGCACGCGGGTAAGGTTGAAGCTGACAGTCGATCCTCTGTAGTTAAGCACCCGTCTGGCGTGCAACCTTCGCCAGATACCGGGAGGCACCCGGCACCACAACGTTATTGCTGTGTGAAGTCTTGTCGGCGTCCGGCTCTTCCAACAACAGGAGGAAGGCGACAGTGTTCTGCCGTGACGCCGACCTTTTTACACAACAGAAAAGAGCATCTCCGCGCGACGGGCTCATTACCCAATCCACCCGGAAAGCTGTTACAGCAGGTGCTCTTTTCTGTTTTGTGGAGAAACCAACTGGCGGTGGCAACCGCCATCTTGAGGGGTTAACGATGAATGATGACCGCATGACCGTAGTGCCCGACTTTCTGGGCGAACTGGATGCCGGCGTGTTCATGAACAAAATCGCGGCAGCGCTGAATACTGTCGGATTAGGCGTTCTGAATAACGGCAATAAAGGCAAGGTAGTCCTCACCTTTGATTTTGAGCGCATGGGAAATTCAGTCGAAGAGAAGCGCGTCAAAATTAAACACAAGCTGCAGTACAGCACTCCGACGCCACGCGGTAAAGCGTCAGAAGAGGACACAACAGAAACCCCAATGTGGGTTAACAAGGGCGGAAAGCTCACCATACTGCAGGAAGATCAGGGTCAACTGTTCAGTATTAAAGGCACTACTGACGGAAAGCTTAAAGCGGCTCAGTGAACCGCAGCTAACCAATTCACTGCCACCACTTCGATCATTAGTTAATAAGGAATTTTTATGTCTCAGTTAGACAGCGGCACTTTTCAGCAGGTAAAAGACCTGGTTCTTTCTGGCTATCACCTGAACGATATTCAGGGGCTGGCTTGCCCGACAGCATTATTGCCTGCCGGGACAGGTGTTGAAAGCCTCGAACGCTTTGCTCTGGAGCGTTTCCGCTTCCGCGGCGCCATGACTACCACCAGCATTGAAGACTTTGTCCGTTATTCAAAGGGCTATGCCAGTGCAACCGAAAAAGCACGCTGCTTTATTGATGCTGACCATATGACAGCTCGCTCAGTTTTCAATATTGGTACGCTGGATAACCCCGGTCATGCAGACAACGTTGCTTCTGTCACGCTGAAACAGACTGCACCATTCCGCGCCCTGCTCCAGATCAACGGGGAACGCCTGAAACAAAAACAGATCGCCGAATGGCTTGAAGACTGGAGCGATTATCTCCTGGCGTTCGATTCTGACGGTAACACAATGCAGATTTCACAGGCTGCCCAGGCTGTTCGCCGCATTACGATCCAACAGGCAACCCAGCAGGATCATGAAGATGGCGATTTCAGCGGTAAGAAATCCCTTATGCAAAGCATTGAGGCCAGCAGCAAAGACGTTATGCCGGTGGCTTTTGAGTTCAAATGTGTTCCATATGAGGGTCTCGGTGAACGTGCGTTCAGCCTCCGCAACAGCCTGTTGACCGGTGATGAACCTCGCTTTGTTCTGCGTATCGTACAACTGGAAGCGCAGGAAGAAGCGATCGCCAATGAATTCCGCGACCTGCTTATCAGCAAATTCGACGGTGAATCAGTAGAAACGTTCATCGGTAACTTTAAAGCGTAATTGCTCTGCATTAAATCCCCGGCGCCGCGGGGATTTATTGAAGCGTAATTCTGTTAATTATCGCCACTCGGCGAGGGATTCGCACAACCAAAATTCACGCGGTGCAGCGCGAAATAAATTATAAGGAGAACCAACGATGAGTTTTATTCAAACACTTTCAGGTAAACAATTTGATTATCTCAGCGCAACTATTGACGACATTGATATTGAAGATATCGCCGTGGCGCTTTCCAATATTTGCCGCTTCTCCGGACATGTTCCTGAATTTGTTTGTGGAAGCGCTTTGAAGAACTAATTCCTACCACCAGCACTGATATTTGATGTTACAGCCCGGGTGCAGCCGGATTATATGGAGAAATCACCATGCTTCAGATGATGACGTTAGAAGAATGGGCCGCAGAGAAATACCGGAGTAATCCACCGAGCATTAATACATTACGACGGTATGCCAAACAAAGCATGTTCACTCCCCCAGCCCAGAAAGAAGGAAAATTCTGGCGTGTGCGAGAAGATGCGGAAATAACCGGAAATATAACTCAACCAGTGATTAAAAAATCAGATCCGCCACTGCTTCAGAGGATATTATCCGATGGCTGCCAGACCACGTAAAAACAATGTCAAGGTGCCAAACCTTTACCCATTATACAGTCGCAAAGTGAATAAAATTTACTGGCGATACAAACATCCCGTTACAGGGAAATTTCATAGCCTCGGAACAAATGAGGAAGAGGCTATTGCAATAGCAAGTGAGGCAAATGCCCGTCTGGCTGAACAGCGTACGCGCCAGATATTAGCAATCAGTGACAGGATCGCCAGCAGTAAAGGAAAGGCTATTACCACATCAACGTGGCTTGATCGATACTGGAAAATCCAGGGCGAAAGACTGGAAAGCGGAGATATAAAACCAAATACCTATAAACAAAAAGCCAAGCCAGTTACCCTACTTCGGGAACGGGTTGGTATGAAGATTATTTCGTCAGTAGATGTTCGTGATATTGCTGAGATTCTTGAGGAGTATATTTCAAATAGACAGCCGCGAATGGCGCAAGTGATTCGTTCTGTATTGATCGACGTTTTTAAAGAGGCACAGCATTTCGGGGAGGTTCCACCGGGCTATAACCCTGCCCTGGCAACAAAACAGCCACGGCGCCGTATCACGCGCCAGCGTCTAAATCTGGAGGAGTGGCAGCGAATTTTCAATATCGCCGACGCAAACCACCAGTACATGGGGAATGCTATGCTGCTCGCGCTCGTCACCGGCCAGCGTCTGGGGGACATTTCGAAGATGAAGTTCAGTGATATATGGGATGATCAACTGCATATTGTGCAGGAAAAAACTGGAAGCAAGATAGCCATTCCACTTTCACTTCGCTTGAATGCCATTAACTGGAGTCTGCGGGATGTTGTGGCACGTTGCCGTGATTATGCTGTAAGTCCATATCTTGTTCACTTCTTCCGGACTACGTCGCAAGCAGAGCGTGGGGCGCAAGTAAAGTCCCACACCATTACCATGAATTTCAGCAAAGCTCGGGATAAAGCAGATATTGACTGGGGATCCGGCACTCCAGCTACCTTCCATGAACAGCGCTCACTTGCTGAGCGACTTTACGAGGCTCAGGGGATTAATACTCAAAAGCTGCTCGGACATAAATCGCCAAATCAGACAGCCCGTTATCATGACGATCGGGGTAAAGGATGGATTACTATTGCGGTCTGA